AAGTAATTGCCGTCTTTGTTGTTCAGGTAATGACAGAAGCATTGCTTCATAGTCACCTTGAGTGGCTAGATAAGGATTGTCTGAAAGACGTGCAGGTATAAACCTACGTTTAAAGAGAGACTTTCCAGCCTTGGCATGACCTGTTGGATAACGTAATACCTCTGTTGTTTCAATATCTGTAGCGTCAAATGGTGTACCATGTGGTGCAGGGTCAATAAACATTTTCTTAACCCAATGATGTCCTCTTCCTCCTGGGTTAGTAGTAGCCCTCATAAACACAGGCAAGTCAGGTGCAGTGGACCGTAGACGTGACCGCATGTAGTTCCATGCAAAGGGTGTGGGCCATTGAGTTAGCTCGTCAAAGCCTATCCAGCTAAATGCTAGACCTTGGTAGCGCAGGACGTCATCTTCTCTATCTAGGTAGGACATCCACAATCTCGCACCAGAGGGTGCAGTCCACTGCATCTTTCTTTCTGACCACTTAATGCCACGCCATATCTTAGGGTACATTTCTTGAGATTTAAATATAAGTTCTCTAAGTTCCTCTGTAGTATGTCGTAATAGTAGTCCTGAAAAATCGGGATGACCCATATATCTTAAAGGGTCTGCTAACATTGCGTATGATTTGCCACCACCTGCACTACCACCATATAGTACTTCACGTTCTGATGCAGCTAGAAAAGCTGTTTGTGGCCCTTCATTTGGCTTAAATACAACATTATGTTTTTCTTCAATGGGTACAACTTCTTTTATTATTGCACTAGGCGGCTTGCTCACTGCTTTCTGTTTGGTCGTTGTCTTTGTTTGTTTTTGCACCGAGTCTTGTTTTTTCAATCTCCTCCGCTTTGGCGATTGCCTTTTTCGCATAGTTTGCCCATCTGCGTAAGCTGCCAGCTTTGTTTTTACGTCTTCGCTCATTATCTAATCTTTTTCTTAAACCTATGTGGGATATAGATCGTCCTGTATTTCGAGTTAGCCAGTGTGCTACTTCTCTATAAGAATATTGTTTTAATAATGTTTTTGCTTTTTCTAATAAATCTAATTCATGTTCTAACGGTAAAAGAATGTCTTTATCTTTAGGATCAATTTCGTACCCAAATGGTATTGTCCTTGCAATACGAGGTATAGGAATCCAATCATTATCTTCTTTAAGATCTGTTGGTTGGGGTAATTTCCATGTACCTAAAGGCTTAGTCATTTATTTATTTTTTAAATTATTAACAATAGTAACAGGATTAACGTAATTTTTTGATGTAGCAACACCGCCTTTAGAAAAGCCTTTTATTTCAGCCATAGGCTCTCCATACTTTTCATCCATTTCGTGTGCAAAATCTTCTAGTTTTATTAAATATTCTAATGGACGTTTTTCATACATTCTCATCAGTCTATCGTATCTAGCACGATCTGTTTTATTTAATTTTTTACCCATAGTTTAATCCTCATTATCTATTTGTTTAGGTGGCATAAGCATTACACCACCTTTTGCTTCTACTTGCATCTTTTCAGTTTTAACAAGACCTGTACGATCTAGTAACTCTTTAGCTGCTGCCATCTTATCACGTATACCTAACTCTGTGGGATCATACAATGCACCTACCATTGACATTGCAGCTTTAGGAGCATTACGTGCTAAATATATTTGAGTAGCTTCTAATACTTCTTCTTTAATAGAGGGTAATATATCTCCTACAGTTGTAGTATCTGCATAACCTGCAAGTTTTTTAGCTTGTACTAAATCTCCTTGAGCTTCATCAAATAATACTGCAAGAAGTTTTTGTTGCTTCTCTGTTAATTGTCTTGTCATTGTTCTACTTTCTGTCTGTAACTATTAAACACTGGTAAATCACTTGGATTATCTGTTACATTTTTTTCTTTTACAACTAATACTTTAGGTTCTCTACGCCTAAATAATGCTAAAAAGAAATTCTTTACACCTAAAGCTATTTCAGTAGGGGTAGGTAATAACCAACCTAAAATAAGTAATAACATAACCCAAGGTGGTATATTCTGGTTTTTAATTAAAAGTTCTTCTACCATTCCTGTTTTTACTGGATTCTCTTCCAATACTTCTGTCTGTATAACATCTCTACCTGCGCTAGTATTTGTTTCTTCTTCAAGCGATATAGCAGCTTGTCTATTTTCTTTACCAATCTGTGCATTGGAATTTACGTTTGTTCCACTTCCACCACCACCTGACATAAGACCAGATAGTGTTGATAAGCCACATCCAGAAAGAAATAAAAATAGAACTAGCCATCTCATTAGGTTAATTCAAAATGTGGACCATCAATGAACGGTCTACGTCCTTGGGATCTACGTAAATCTATATAACCCATCATGGCATCTTCCATAGTGCCATCCCATTCAGCTATGTCATCTATATGCCATGCTGCCCCCCACCTTATTTTAGTACCAAGTTCTCTTGCTGCAGTCTTCATTGCATCAGCTATATCGTCATAAAGATTAAGTTCCCAAGAAGGCTGACCTTCCCAGTATGCCATTAAGTCTACGGCTCTTCCATCTAAATGTTTAGATTTCATTGTCTGGGATTTACCAGCAGCATAAAGTTTAGCCTGTTCTGCTTCAGTCCGTAAGCCATAAATACATCCAAAATCTACCTTAGTACGTTGAATAGCTTTTACAACTACATCAACTAAATCTTGTTCTACACCTTCTAATTTTTGTATACTTCTTTTACCTAATCTGAATGTCATCTTTTATCCTTTATTTAAATAAACCACTTTTACGCATATCTCTATGTCCTGTACGTTTATTAATTATTAAACCACCTTTATTAGCTTTTTTACTAAACCAAAAATTTATAAATTCTTGTTTTGTTGGATTATGCTTTTGAAGAAATTTTAATATTTGTTTTGAAGTTTCTCGTCCAACTTGAGTTTCAGGTGCAGTTTTAGATTTGTAAAATCTATCTTCTATCTCACCAAAAGACATTGTTTTATCATCTTTAAATAAAATATAAGGAACTATTTCTCCATCAACTGTATAATGATTTATCTCAAACATTTTTTCTTTACTAATACTAGAATCAGAAGATTTAGTTACTGAGTCAGAAGATTTAGTTACTGAGTCAGAAGATTTAGTTACTGAGTCAGGTCTAAGTCTAGGTCTAGGTTGAGGTTTAGTTACTGAGTCAGGTCTAAGTCTAGGTCTAGGTTGAGGTTTAGTTACTGAGTCAGGTCTACGTCTAGGTCTAGGTTGAGATTCTACTGAGTCAGGTCTACGTCTAGGTCTAAGTTTAGATCTAGTTAGAGGTTGAAGTTCTGATTTTGGAGATTTAATTTTAGATTTTGGCATTTTTTATTTCCTTTTAAACTCTACTTACTAGTTTAGCTATTTGTTGTACAAAAGGAAGTAAAGCTATTGCCATCAATAAATTAACTCCTGTATGTACTAAAGCTATTCTTAATGTATCACCTCTTGGCATACCATCTGATACTAATAAACCAGCTAACCATATTGTACCTGTTGTACCTACATTAGCTCCTAATACTGCACCTATAGCTGCAGGTAAAGGAACTGCTCCACTCGCTACAAGAGCTATTATTGCGGTGGTAGATAGTGAAGATGACTGCCAAGCCAAAGTCATAATAATACCACCAAAAAACATGTAAACTGGATTAGCTATAAACCAAGATAAATGATCTATGTTTCCTAGTTCTTTCATACCACCAGAAAACATCTTCAAGCCAATATAAAAAATAACTAGTCCAATAATAATTTGAACTGAATTGTACATTTAAGCTAGTAGCCACCTTTATCTTTTTTCATTGCTATTTTATTACCCATAGGTTTACCAGCCATATAAGCTGTTGCACCCATATATGCAGCTACGACACCTGTCTGTGCAATATAAAACAACCCCAACAAATCTGCTAGGGCTTGTACTCTTGAGTCAGACACCATTGGAGTAAACAGATATACAGATAGTCCAATCATCATTAGCATGGCTACCCATGCCATTTTCTTTTGTGATTCTGCTTTTTCTTCACGTAGCTCTATCTCAAGCATACGTTCTTTACGGTTTATCTCTTCCTCTGTGATTTTACCATCACCATCTAAATCAAAATCAATTACCATTAACAACAATCACAATCTGGACTACATTTACGATTTAGTAAAGCACAGAACAATCTTTTAAAATATCGTCTAATACCTTTTACTATATTCATTATCATTATATTCTCCCTGTCATTCCTAATAAAATTAGTGTACCTAAACCTAAAAAAATTAAAAGCACAACTCCTATAATACTATACATAACAATAGCGTCAAATCTTTCTTCTCGTTGTCGCTCTAATGCTTCTTGTTGTTCTTTACGTTCTCTACGTATTTGAGATCTTAAAGCAATTAATTCCTGCCAAGCATTAAAACCTCTAGTTGCTATTATTATTTCACGTAAATTATTCTCTAGGTCTTTAGCTTCCTGTAATTTTACAAATGTATCTAGTGCCTGTTCATTTGCACTTCCTCTAAATACACTGTCTTTCTTTTTTGTATGGGCATTTCTACAGTCATCTATTGCGTCAAATAGAGTTCCTATATCCTTGCCTAATTCAGCTATAGATTTGCCAGCACCCACCGCAGTTTTAATAGCTCCAAATGCAGCTATTGCCATTGTTATAGGTTCTGGCATTTCTATTCTTTCTTATTATTACATTTTATACATAAGCCTAACAAAGTTGTTACGTAAATTTAAAATACAGTATATTCTACCATAACAGTAAATCTACCTTGTTGGGAAGTATTACTATTCAGTGTTGTTGTTGTACATGCATACAAGTATATTAAACTAGAAGCAACTGTAATATTAGGGTCAAACACATGAACACCAGCACTATTAAAGTTTATATCAATTTCAGTTACACTTGGAGCAGCAGATATTTGTGGGTCAATCAAAGCTGCACCTGCACCTACAATCTCTGTACCTGAAGAAACAGCAGAGTTAGTTGCAGTTCCTGAAGTTGCACTAAGTTGCAAGTTACCTACCAGAGTTTCACCAGAGGCAGTAGTGACAAGTATTTTTACTTTGTCAATAAATATTTTAGTTGCTGCAACAATACCAAGATTAGTTGCATCTATTGTTGTATCTAATGTACCAAGCTCAACAAGAATATCATTGTCTGCGTACTGCGTTGTACCACCATTTGTATCAGCTAGTGATCCAGCAAATACTTGGAATTTTTTAGTACCAAGAGTTACAGTTCCAGCATCTACATTAAGACCGTCCTTAAATGTAAACTGTGTTTCATACTCTTCAGTACCTTGTGTTAATGTAGTAGTTGTCATTATTAGTTCCTTTCCTAAGTTAATACTACTCTTACTACTGTACTTGAACTACTAGCTCTCCTATAATTTAAGATCGTAGAATTACCAACAGCTTTAGGTACAACAAAAGTATGTACACCAGCAGGTAGTTCAATATCGTTATCATCGACATCCGCTTCGGCTGAACCAAAGTTAATATCTAAAGTATGGCTTGTTTCAATAATTACCATCTTTGCATTAGTGCAATCAACGTGTGTTGTATTGGTATTACTTAAAGTAACTGCAGTTTCTACAGACCACCCTAAATGTTCTCCAACTAAAGCTGCTTGATCAACCATTTATTCTATCCTTTCTAAACCTCTATATTTATTATCTGACCTTTTTCAACTAAATTTTTTAGATATACTCTATTATCTGAAAACTTTTCTACTAGTTGTTGTTGTTCAAATAATCTTTTTGCTCTATGAATTTTATTATGTTCGTTTTCTATAATACGTTTTTCTATTCTTTGTGTAATATTTTCTCGTTCTTGTTTAAGTTTTTGTACATGATCTTGGATGCCTACATTAAAAGGAAGAACACTTTTAAATGCATCTTTAGCTATTTTCATACTGATTTAGTCGTTTTCGGTGAAGAAGCCATAATTTAGTCCCATTCCATCTACAATATATCCTATTTGTACTGACATTACTTCTGTACGTTTGTCTACAGTTATAAGAGTTTCTGTGGCCCAACTCATCCAATTATATGATATATATCCTATTGTACAAATAAGAACACCTATAATTGCATAAGTTACATTTTTATCTATTTGCATTTCCATCTCTTTCTTGCTTGACGTAATCTGCTATTAGGATTTTTAGCAGCTTTAGGAAACTTCTTCATTTGTCCTGCAGACCTTGCACAAAAAGATTTTCTTCTTTTAGCGTCTTTACTTCCTTTTTTTACTTTACCTGTAACTGCAGTTTTTAGTTTAGAATCTGGGTTATCTCTACGGTACTTAGCCACACCTTTGGCGGTCATACCTGCCCCTTGTTTAGTAGGGCGTTTATGACCACCTTTAATGGTGTGACCTTTCATCGTACCTTTTTTAGGTGTTTTAGATGTTTTACCTTTTTTAGATTTTTTCTCAGTCATTTTACATAATTGAGTTTATTACTGCTGACACTATAAAAAATGCTGCTACTACTGCTGCCATCTCTATCATGCTATATCTCCTTTAGTGATCCAATGCTGTTATCATTTCTATCTGCTTTTCAAGTACAGTAACTCTTCCCTTGATTTTAATTTGTTCTGTGAGCATCAGGCTCAAGGAATTTTCCATCTCCCACAGTTCGTCTAGTTCTTCATCTAAACTTATACCCCAAGACTCTAGGGTATACTTAATATCTTCTACATCTCTTTTAAGATTTATTTCTTCTTCTTGAGCTACTCTACTTGACATCTCGGAGACTGTCTCTTGTAGATTACTAATTGTGGCTGCCTGTTGAGATACCCACCAGACACCACCAGATATTTGTAGCACCATAGCTAATACTAGTGCTATTGGTAATTTCATATTTTCCATTACCTTTTCTTTACCTTACCACCTTTATTCATAGCCATCATAGATTTTTTCTTTTTATTCATAGCCATTCCACCACCCATCATTTTTTTCTTTGGGGGTCTACCTACTTTAGATCCGTATGTTCCTTTTCCTTGGGGCATGTTTATTTTCCTTTCTAAACTACATAGCTCCTACGTGATCGTTGAGCTTTTCTACCAAATCGTTTAACTTTTATTCTAAAGATATCATTTTGTTTATTATATTTATTATATGATGTAACTCGTTGTGACACTTTTCTATACTCTTTATATGTCTTTTTCTTATTCATACTTAAAGTATAATATTATGTACGCCATGAATTAAAATAGAATAACATGTTATTTGGATTACCACCTCTAGTTTCCGCTAGTTTCTTCCAGTAATTATATTTTTCAAGGGCAATATCTTTTGATTGCATAAAGTCATCATAAGCACTTTCAATCTCACCGTACCTTAGATCATGTAATTGTTTTTGCTTATCTGCAATTTCCTTTTCCAAAAGTTCTTCTTGTGTCATGTCGTTCATATTAAACATCTCCTTAGTTTTTAATTTTAACAACCTAGTACCTAGTAGATAATTTATATAGGCTTTTGTTTTTCTCATTATTTAAATAGTCCACCCTTACGCATATCTATATGTCCTGTACGTGGTTTAGCTACAGAACCACCCATATATGCTTTTACAGATACCGCTTTAGCTGCTACCTCTTTTCCTGTAGGTATTTTATTATCTTTTTTATCTTCAGATGGATTATATTTTTTATCCATTTTATTTGCAAAATCTTCTAGTTTTATTTGTTTATCCATATTATAAGGATCTTTTCTAAAAGAAGCTATTAAACTTAGACGTTTAGCTTTATCTTTTTTACTTAACTTATCTGGAAAATCTGGATCAGTTATAATAAATCTAGTTTTTGCACTTAATGTTCTGCTCATTTTAATCTGACCATCCTTCAGCCCTCATTGCGTCCTCTACATGCTTTAAAGTAAATGGTCTACCGTAATGAGCTTGTACGGCTTCTCTTACATAGAATACATCACTGTGGGGAATATGTAATTCTTCAATGTTCCCATTAACTACATGTCTATAGAATTCTCCAAGAACATTGTCTGTGTATAGTTTTACTGATTTTCGTGGCAAAGTCAATACCTTTTTACAAAAAATACAAATTTATTCCTTATCGTTATAATGTATTGTTAATAATAGATATTTAATTAAAGTGTCTGCTATATGCATCACTAGTATAGAAGATATACATGATAAAGAATAATTAAATAACTAGTAAATATATTATTATTATTATTGTACATTTAAAGTGTAACATTGTACGTGTAATAGTTAAGTATATTTATATTTAATAAGTGTAAGTACAGTTAAAGTGTAACATTGTACGTGTATCACTTTAAGTGACCCTACCCAAATATGTTATATACATAGTTTTACACATTTTTAAGGCCATGTCAACCCCCTATTACCTATTATGTTACATATTGTAACAATAAGTGATCAATATAGTAGTAACATTTTGTTACAAACTGTAACCTTATGGTGTGTAAACCACTATATATGTAATGTGGTTAACAGTAGATTTTACTGATCTGTGTATTTATGTGTATATATATACGCACAGTACCCCACCGTCCCATGCCGTCCAGACGCTGCTTAAATATGCGCCTGCGCAAGAGGGCCAGTTACGCATGATGGATGCTAGTTTCTGTCACACTTCTTTTATACGTGACGTGCTACACGTTATTATTGCGCCTAGCTTGTGACATCGGTTGGTGTTGTCTCTTTATATATACTGTCAGTTGCCAGACATCTATAATGGGTAGTGGTATGGTTGGGAAATGTGAAGCACATCTCTATCAGTTGATGTACATTATAAATATATATCCCCTATCATTTGTTACATTATGTAACATTTTAAAATTAATGGGTTGACGTCATTTTCAAATTGATATAGAGTTTACTATATTAAATAGAAGGATTTAAACAAATGACCAAAACAATAACCAACACAAGTGAATATTCAGCCAAAATTAAAACATTCTTAAAAGTTAATACGTCAACCGGCACAAAGGCAAGAAAAGCTAATGACTCTTTAAATAGTATTTTTGCTCCTACTAGTGAAGCATTCCAAACCCTAGCGGATTCAGTTGAATTTTGCTTTACTCAACTTGATCAAGGTAAAAAGAATATTTCAACAGATATGAAAAATAAAACTGGCATATCTAATGCCCTTAGATTTAAAATGAGTACAAAAGGGAAATATGAGGAATGCCGAGTAACTATGGCCGCTATTAAAAAATACGTAAATAATAGAGATGCAATAGATGAATATATTAAAAAGAGTAATAATACATTTACTAATATTAGATCGGTATTCCAAAATATAGCTAATAATGGTTTAAAAATAGACGAGGAAACTGGAAAGATTATTGAGAAACCAAAAAAAGAAAGTGAAGCAGAAGCAGAAACTAATGAAGAAACTGTTAATATGTCGGAACTAACAGACGATAAATATGTCCAACTTCTTATAATTAAAATGATGCAAGATAAGAAAGATCCGAAGAAAATACTTTCTATAATGTATGAAAAGCTCAACAAGGTACAAACACCAACATCAACTATTGTAAAAGTAACGCCACCAACTGCAAAGAAAGCAAAGGCATCATAAACACATAAACACATAAACAACTTATAACACTAGCTAGGTTAAACACTGGCTAGTGTTTTTTATTGTGGAACAATTAACACAAGTTGACAACTTTATTTAACTTGTGCTATTTGTTACATAATGTAACATTTTAAAACTAGTAATCAAAGAAAGTAAAAACAAATGAATAAACAATTAAGCAAAACCGAACTTGCAATTTTGAACAATAGGTCATTGTTTCAATATAAAGTTAAGCCAGCAAGCCTTGACGTTATGAGAAAAAGTGAAAGGCTTATTAAACGTTCAACTAATAAAAAATTAGGAAAGAAAGTTACAAAAGGCATTTGGAAATCTTACCCTATCTATACTTTAACACTTGAGGAAAGGGCCACTTGCCCTCGATCATGTTTTCATTATGAAGATTGCTTCGGTAACAATATGCACCGAGCTATTAGATATCGGCATGGCCCAGAGCTTGAAGCTATGTGTGAAGATGAGTTGGTGGTGTTGCAAGCCAAGCATCCTAACGGTTTTGTTGTTCGCTTGCATATACTAGGAGACTTTTACAGCGTTTCCTACGTTGCAAAGTGGGCTGGCTGGCTAACTAAATTTCCAGCCTTGCACGTGTACGGTTACACTGCAAACCAGCCTAACGCACAAGACAAATTAGAACGTGACATAGGGCAGGCCATACTTTCATTAAGGACAAATTGCCCTAACAGATTTGCAGTTAGGTTTTCGGGTAATTTTACCTTTGATACTTGGACTGCTAATAGTTATGATGATCCTGTATCAGTTGAAATGGTAAAGAATAAACAAGCCTTTTTATGCCCTACCCAAATCAGTAAAGAGACAGGGCGATATGCTAAAAAAGATGAGGAAACTATTGTGCCTGATTGTGGTGCGTGTGGCTTATGCTGGACAGCCAGTAAGCCAGTAATATTTATTACACACTAACCATTCAACCTGACAGATAGCACGATTTGACATTATAATTGAATCATGCTATTTGTTACATAATGTAACATTTAAAGAGGATAAACAAAAATGAGTTATACAATATATAAAGGCCATCAATCAAAAAAACCTATGGCATTGCATCAAGATTTAAATACTGCTACATATGAAGCAATACTATGGGCTATTGAAGTTGATAATGTAGTAACAGTTAGAGATACGTTTGGTTGCCTACGTTACTCTGTAGATCCACACGCCCCAATGGGAAAAAGAATAGGACATTACAAATGAGACAAGTACCATTAAGAAATTTGCAGGAAGGCGCAATCTTTCAGCGTAAGGAATTTAGTGATACATATTATGAGCGGAACCATTACAATCGTAAAGATCAATTTGGCCCAGCCTGTTATTCATGCACTAATTTAGAGAACATGAATGAGATATTTTTAAACCCATCAACAAAAGTATGGATAGACTGAAATGCTAAAAGAATTTATTAAGTCGTTACTTAGTGCAATGTCACTGGTAATATTATTATTCACATTACTATATATAATTTATGGAGTAGACTTATGACTAGTGAAGCAAAACAGATAGACACATTGCATGAACATGTGGAAAAGTTGCAAATATGTATAAATCATGTTAAGGATATGAAGGGTGAGCTAGAAAATATGTATACTATATGTTCTTTTATACAAGCTCAATACCCAAATTTATTTGGTGAAGATTTAAATTGTACCATGACAACTATGAAACAATGTAGTTATGATCTATTAAACATATTGAAAGAAAGGCAAGATGAAAAAGAAAAAGATAGTATATCGCAATCCTGTGGCACGTGACATGCTACAAGATAGAAAGTCACCGCAAGTAATACCACCAAAAAAAGGTAACAAAGCAAAACACAACAGGAGAAAAGATAAGGAAGGATTAAAAAATGAAATACGAAATGAGAAACTTTATCAAGACAACTAAGAAAATGTTACATAATGTAACAAATGAACCTGAACAATCTAACAATAACTGGAAACGTGAAAGACAGAAAGCACGTAAAGCAAAACAAATGCACAGGAGAATTGCAGCATGAACATTAACGATAGATGGTACGAGCAAGAAGCTGTTACCTTATTAGATTTACACTACAAGACTGCCAGACTTACAGGACTATCCTGTACACACAGTATGGATTACGCTGTCCATGAACCACAAGAATTAACCCTAACCCACACTAACAATACCCAACAGGAGGATATATAAAATGACAAAGCTAATAGGAAATGTAAAAGTAGAACCAGTTACACCTAGTTATGCAAAGATGTTATTAGAAAAGAATACATGTAATTACAGAAAATTAAATAATAAAACTGTGAATGAGTACACAAATAAAATGTTGAAAGGGGAATGGAACTCTGCTTGTTGCTTAATACAAGTTGACAAAAATGGTAAGCTAGTAAATGGACAACACAGGTTACATGCTATTGTAAAGGGTGGTGTAACAGTGGACGTAATACTTGTTACAGATGTATTACCAGAAAGTAGATACCTCATAGATGCACACATGCCAAGAAGAATGAAGGATCACTGTGAATGTATGCCGTATAAAATAACTATGATTAACACATTCCTACGTTCTGAACGCTTGCATCTGATATACAAAGATAATGTACCTTTCTTTAAGAAGCACGTTAAAGGTATCATAGGTAAGCTATCTGAAAAAATGCACCTTGAATATGGCAATACCACCTCACCTTTTACATCTGTCGGCTTGAGAGCAGGGCTTATATTAGGTGTCATCAATAATGACATTACAGAAGAAGAAGCCTTGGATTTATTTGTAAGACTAAAAGAGTTTCGTAGAAAGCCAAAATCAAAAGGTGCATCAGTAGGAGAACATTATAATGATATAAGCACTAGGTCTAAACTTCTACCTACATTTGATCCTCTTATGCAGACACTAATAAATTATTTAGATGCTGATAAGTTACCAGTACAAACAACTACATCTGATAGTAATAGTTGGTACACAGAAAGTTATGAAGGTGCGAGAGAAAAGGCTAGTAAAATTATGAAAGCTACATACCTAGCTATTAGTAATATCACCAAACAAGATGAAGAATATAAAGGAACTTTTACAAAACAAATAAGAGAAGCATTGGGAGTATGAATAGGGAACTTTTATTTGAACAAGTATTAAAAATGAGTGTGGTTGATTTGCACTTGTTGATTAGTAAACCCACTATGCCTGTTGAATTGATTAGAGTTCTTGAGATGGGTGTTGAAGCACTTGAACGAAAGGGTTGACAACATTATAATTATCTTGTATAACTAAATTATAACAACAACAAGGGGACTGTTATGAAAACATCTACACAACACATTAAAATATTAAACCACTTAGAAAAAGTAGGTTCAATTTCTGTAAGAGAGGGTATGGTTGAATACAGCATACCAAGTCTAACCAAACGTATCTCAGAATTGAGAAGGATAGGTTATAAAATAGAAGACCAGTGGAAAAAACACAAAGTTACAGGCCAGTGGTACAAACGATATTACTTGGCTTCCTAAATGAGACAAACAATATGCAGTGAATGTGGCAGTGAGAACGCCAGCTTGCATTGCAAGTGGGACGTTAAAGAACAGGCGTGGCTCCCAGTGGAGCCGCCAACCTGTGACCACTGTGGCAAGGAAATAGAAATGGAATATATACAATAACATATAGAAAAATTACAACAAGCAAAGGAACTAGTATGACAAAAGAAATAACTTGTTTTGAGGTAAGATTAGAAGTTGACGGCAGAATAAAACAGATAAGTCTGGACACTACTATGCCAGAAATTTCTGATTGGAATACCGCAGTAACATGGGCTATTGCTTACTTCAAAGTTAAAGAACCCAAAGCTATACATGTAGACTTTGTGGACGTGAGTGAGTACACAGTACGACCTAGTAGTAAAGATTCGTACATCTACCCTGCATCTATGATGGTGCATTAAACAGGAGATAATAATAATGATTAGTGCAGCATTGATGTGTCTTGCTCTAACTGTATACCACGAGGCAAGAGGTGAAGAAGTCGTAGGGCAATACGCAGTAGCCCACGTAGTTATGAATCGTGTTAAAGATGAAAGGTTCCCAGATAATATCTGTGACGTAGTACATGAAGGGTATAGTAAAGATCATAATCTATGCCAGTTTAGTTGGTACTGTGACGGTCAATCAGATAAACCACATGAAAAGAAAGAGTGGGACACAGCTATATTTGTAGCTAATAATGTAATGAAAGACAGGATACCTGACGTGACACATGGTTCTCTATTCTACCATGCTAACTACGTTAGACCTGCTTGGTTTAAGAAGCTAGAACATACTGTTGTAATTGGACAACACATATTCTATAAATAAATATACAGTTACATAACACTTTAACTGTTAAGGTAGAAGTGTTATATAACATGTATACTAATTGCAAAGGATTGATAGTATGAAAGGTTACACTGTAAAACAAATACAGTATAAAGACACTAAGGATTTAATTCTTAACGTCCACTACGCTAAAAGGATGCCTAGTATATCATACGCTTATGGTTTATTTGAAGATGGAGAGATGGTGGGTCTTGTTAGTTATGGTTCACCTGCTTCTCCATTTTTATGTAAAGGTATAATGGGAGAGGAGCACAAGAGTAAAGTCATAGAACTAAATAGATTGGTCTTATATAACAACAAAAAGAATGAAGCTAGTTATCTTGTGTCTAACTCACTAAAACTACTGCCTAAACCTAAGTGTGTTGTAAGTTATGCCGACACTAAAGAAGGGCACACAGGGTACATCTATCAGGCCTGTAACTTTATGTTTACAGGTACAAGCAAGCCACGCACAGACATGGCGGCTAAAAATGGAGCACACTCTAGGCATCATAGCGGAGACAGGACTAAACGAGTTGATAGGTCTGCAAAACACAGGTATATTATATTTACAGGTAACAAGAAGGAGAAGAAATTTATGCAGAGTATATTAAAATATACAATACAAGATTACCCTAAAAAGTGTATTAAGGAGAAAATAAATGACAAAAGAAGAATTTTATGAATGGCTTGCTACTTGTCCAACTCACAAGTATGAAACTATAGATGAGTTTGGTCATATTACTGTAACATTTAAAGTTGTAAATGAAGAGAAGGAGATATAATATGGACAAAGAAAATCCAACGACAGCACAGTTTAAAGTGACACAGACTATGCTAGACAAATGTATCATAGATCAGAACAAATCAATAAGACTTATGGCACATGCATATGATTGGCCGGATGAATTAACACTGCCATCTACCTTTGTTGGCATTGATGAAGAGGACAATGAAACACATATAAAACTTTATGTAACTAAACGTGGTGACAAAAGAATGTCCATTAAGAACTTGAAGAAGTACGCAGAGGCAGGGGATCTTGTGAAGATTACTGATGAATACCATGATCCCTATATAGACAGCCCACTAGTACAAATTGAAATAATTAAACCAACAGAAGGAGAAGATGGTAATGTTTGATATACCCACTAACCTAGACTTTGAAGTAGAGTTTGAACCAACTAAAGTTAATGATAAGAAGTACGTTATCAATGCTGACACAGGTAAGTACCTTGGTATAGTTGGCAATGGCTTTAATTGTGCCTCGCATGGTGACTTTTATAGTAAGCTAAGAGACACAGTGACAGAGGGCATCAGTGCCTATGAACTGCAAGATGCTAAAACTAGATGGCATACTGCACGTAATGGAGCATGGACTATGCTTGATATAACACTACCTAATATGACTAGTCAGGTAGTCTCAGAAAAACATCAGACAGAACTAGGCAATCGTTTGATTTGTTTACATGGTGTTGATGGGTCATGCTCTAACCAAGTGTACTATGGCATGATAGATTTCTTTTGTACCAATGGTATGATACAAGGTGAGTACGATAAGGTACGTAGAAAGAACACCACTAACTTTTCTTTGGGTGCTTTCATTCAAGAGTTGAAGAACGCAAGGACTTCTTTCTATGACAATGCAGCTAAGATGCAGGTATGGGCAGAGACTAGTCTCAAGTATGTAGATGTTAAATCTTTGCTAGATGACATGCTTAAATCTAAGCGTAAGTCTGAGAAAATGTACAACCTATACATGCAAGAGACAGGTACACGTGGTCATAACAAGTGGGCATTGTACTCTGCCTTCACCAACTATGCCAGCTATGCTGATGAACAGAATGGCTTTAAGTTGAAGGAGACAGGTAACGATACCAAAGCAATCAGCATGTGGTCACGTGAACAGGAAGTGAGCAAGCTGATAAGTGACAAGCGATTTGTTGAACTTGAAGCAGCATGAATCTTAAATCTAGCAGCAAGTTAACGGACTTGATTAACTACTACTATTTATCTAATGATTACAGTATGTTACGTGACTCTACTAAAGTAGATTATAGGTACTTTCTTACAGTGCTACATCAATCTCTAGGGTCACGTAAGTATACTTGTATAACTAGTAAGATGGCTAAACAAGCCTATGAAGATTGGGTTAAGCGTGGCATTACCTTTGCTAATAAGATAGCTACTTGTGCTAACATAGTATTTAACTATGCAATACAAATGAAACACGCTACCTTTAATCCTTTCAATGGGATCAAAAGAAAAAAAGCACCACAACGTAAGGTTGTGTGGCAACATGGAGATGTAGTAAAGTTTCTTGACACTGCGTACTCTGACTACGAGTACAGAAACATAGGTCTGATAGTACACATGGCGTATGAATGGAAACAGAGAATCGGTGACATGAGAAATTTACAATGGGAGAATATACATTTGAGTAAAAGTATGGTACATCTTGAACAAAGCAAGCGAAGGGCAGAGGTGTTTCTTCCTATATCTGAAAGCCTTAACACTATGTTAAATGAACAAAGAAAGGACTTTGGCTTTCAGGAATTGGTAGCTCCCCACCCAAGGCCAAGTCTAGGAAAGTTTAGACCATATGCTATGGAACGCTTGTCAAAAGTAGGTAGACGTGTTATGAGACTAGCTAAACTACCAGAGAGATTACGTCTAATGGATTTAAAAAGAATAGAGGAACTTGTGTATGAACATAAATAAAATATTAGATGACATGAATATTGGTGTTGGTGAAACTAAACGTATGGACTGCCCTAATTGTAAAGGCCGTAATACTTTTACAGCTACTAATAGTATGGGTAGTCTAATATGGAACTGTTACAAAGCTAGTTGTGACTTGTCAGGTGGTAGACGTGTACATCTATCTACTAGTGATATACGCAAAACATTAGGTAGTGTTGCAGAAGAGACACACTCTGTATCGTTTGATAAGCCTGAGTTCTTAGTGCGTAATAACAAGAAGATACAAAAGTTTTGTAACGAATGGGGTCTTGATCCAGATACCTTGGGTCTACTATATGACGTAGCTCAAGATCGTGTGGTGTTCCCTATTGTACAGGGTGGTGTCATGATTGACGCTACAGGAAGAGCCATGTCTAACAGACTACCTAAATGGAAACGGTACGGTAAAAGTCGCTTGCCTTATGTTTCTGGACGTGGTACAACGGTGGTAGTCGTTGAGGACTGTGTAAGTGCAGCTATTGTGGGTGCGACTGAGTGTGGGTCAGGTTGTTCAGATGGCGATGGTTTTGTTGGGTTAGCAGTGTTGGGTACATCGCTTTCTGAAGACCACAAGAAATGCATATCACAGTTCTCAACTGCTATCATTGCTCTTGATCCTGATGCATTACCCAAGACCTTACAGTTTGCAAAGGAACTAAGAGGATATATAAACAAAGTAAAAGTATTATCTTTGAAAGATGATTTGAAATATAGAAACCCAACTGACGTTAATAATTTAAGGAGCCTAACATATGGAACTATCACTAGTACGTAGTCTTATGAACAGACCATTCTATGAAGATCATAGAGGGGCTAAGTGTCCTGACCGTCTGTTCAGTGCAGATGTACGTAAAATTAAACAGGCAATAGATGCCGCAATGATACGGTATGAACGTACCGTTACACCTGATGAAATACAGGCGTTGTTTATGTCTAACAATCCAACACTTACTACTGCACAAAAGCAAGCCTATGCCCATTTGTTTGCTCAGATAAAACGTGAGCAACCTATGGGATCTGACGTAGCAGGTGAGGTACTGTCCAAGCTATTTCAACAGGTAGTAGGTGAAGACATAGCCAACTTAGGTTTTGATTATGTCAATGGTGACAAGACTACGCTTGAACCATTACGTAATTTGCTTGAGCAATATGGTGATGACTTCACTCCAAACCTTAATATAGAATGGGATGACATTGAGATAGATACCTTGCTTGCAAAGAACGATTTGGAATCTCAATGGACGTTTAATATACCTAGCCTCACACGTAAGGTAGAGGGCGTTAATGCAGGGCATTTAATTGAGGTAGGTGCGAGGCCAAACACAGGTAAAACATCATTCCACGCCTCTCTCATAGCCTCTCCGAGTGGGTTTGCGGCACAAGGAGCTAAGTGTATAATTTTATGTAATGAAGAAGCCTCTCACAGAGTAGGTGCAAGGTATCTTACAGCTGCTACTGGTATGACTATGCAACAGGTAAGAGACAACCCATCCAAGGCCAGAGATTCCTATTCTTTGGTCAAACAAAACATCAAGATCAAGGACGCAAGTGATCGTGACATGGCATGGGTAGAGAGTGTATGTAAAACGTACAAGCCTGACGTGGTGGTGCTGGACATGGGAGATAAGTTTGCTAAGATGGGTGGTTTCTCACGTCCTGATGAAGCACTCAAAGCTAATGCAATACATGCTAGGCAGGTAGCCAAAGCACATAGTTGTGCTATGTTCTACATGTCACAGTTATCTGCTGATGCAGAGGGTAGAATATTACTAAACCAGAGCATGATGGAAGGATCACGTACAGGTAAAGCTGCTGAAGCTGACCTGATGATACTAATTGCAAAGAATCCACCTGTTGATGGGCAGGAAGAAGAGGATAACCAACGCCATCTTAACGTGGTGAAGAACAAACTGTCAGGTTGGCATGGAGTTATTCATTGTAATATGAACTATAAAACAGCGAGGTACGAAGTATGAAAGCAATAAGTCCTATTAGTGGTGTAAGAGCTAGGAAGTTTGTGCATGGTGCATATGTAGCTAATGACAAGCGTGCTAAGGACGCAGTGGTAAATTATTTAAAGAAGAAAGGACATGTTATTATTGATACAACTGAAGACTATTACTTTGATATAGAGAGTAAGAGTAATGGGAATATGTGTTACTCTGAGGTAGAAATGAAGAACCAATGGTCAGGAGAATGGAATCCTACATGGACTGAGATACGTATACCCTATCGTAAGCATAGACTAATCAATAAGTTTACAGATAGGTACCCTGTAGATACACATCATAAGTTACACTTCTATGTACTAAGACAAGACTGTAAGTTTGCTTGGTGCATGGATTGGAAACAACTAACACAAGATAGGATCAAACAAACCTATCTTAGTAATGCAAGAAAGTATGAGTACTTCTTTCAAATACCATACAAAGAAGTAGAGTTAGTGGAGCTATAACATGAGAATAGAAGATACAATTAAGAAGGAGATACTAGTGTTGAAATCTAAACATACACATTGTAGAATTTGTGGAACTGAACTAATTGTAGGTCAGAATTGGACACAAAAACGTAAAGATCATTCGATGTACATTTGTAGTGCTTGCGAACTAGAGGAAGGAAGAAACAGGCATATGCGTGTAAACGGCAAATACATTTCTAAGCATCACCCTTTACATAAACCTGGAAACTATAAATCTTTTGGTGACGCTGCGTTTAGTGCTTTAGAAAAAGATAAAAAAGTAAAGGAAGGATATGTGTATGCAATCAGCAATCCTGCATGGCCTGAGTGGATTAAGATAGGTATGGCTGTTGATGCAGAGGATAGATTGAATGCATATCAAACTGGATCACCTAGTCGTGATTATGTTTTGATACACTCTATTCCTAGCAAAGACAGGTCAAAGACTGAAAGAGAAGCACACAACATAGCATCTACCAATAACACTAGATCAGGTGAATGGTTTAAGATATCTAATAAAGATGTTATAAATATATTAGATAGTTTGGTTTAGTAACATGAGAATAGAAAATACAATTAAGTTAGACTTTAATGATGTCTTGATACGTCCTAAAAGAAGTACTCTTACCTCACGTAAAGAGGTAGACATGGAACGTCACTTTACTTTTAAGCATTATGGAGAGTATAGAGGAATACCTGTTGTAGCTTCTAACATGGATGGAGTAGGCACATTTGCAATGGCAAAAAAGTTAAATGAACTAAGATTATTTACTTGTTTAACTAAAACATATTCAGTTGTAGGTTTAACAAGTTACTTTCATAATGCTCCTTACTTAAAAAAACTACCTCTTAATGTGGCAATGAGTATTGGCATTAAACATGACGATCTTAAAAAGTTTATGGCTGTATATAGAGTAATACATGATCTACAATATGTTAATATTGATGTAGCCAACGGCTACACACAAAGATTTATAGAGTTTATTAGTAATTTTAGAAAACAATTCCCTGATATAACTATTATAGCAGGTAATGTAGTAACTGCTGATCAGACCCAAGAGTTAATACTTAATGGTGCTGATATAGTGAAGGTAGGTATAGGACAAGGATCTGTCTGTACAACAAGGATACAGACTGGTGTAGGCTATCCACAGCTAAGTGCTATTATGGAGTGTGCTGATGCAGCTCATGGTTTAGGAGGGCATATTATAGCTGATGGTGGATGTACTTGTGCAGGAGATGTATCCAAAGCATTTGCTGCTGGTGCTGATTTTGTTATGCTTGGTGGTATGCTTGCAGGACATGATGAAAGTGAGATTGAACCTGTAGATGGCAAGATTTCTTTCTATGGAATGAGTTCCAAGGTAGCTAATGATAAACATTTTGGGGGATTGGATACATATAAATCTTCTGAAGGTAGAGAAGTATCTGTTCCATATAGAGGTGCAGTCCAAGATACCATACAAGATATACTAGGTGGAATTAGATCTACCTGTACATATGTTGGTGCTAAAAGTTTAAAACAATTAAGCAAATGTACAACTTTTATTCGTACTAACAATCAGTATAATAAGGTATACGAAAAATATTAAACAAGGGATTGACTAAATGAAAAATAGCCCATATGCTTTATTAGCTAGAGCAATACTAAAGACAGCAGAAAGGAATTATAAAACTATGAAAGACATTGAAGAAATAAATAAAAGGTTTGACATATTAGAGACAAAGATAGATCAGATTGCTCAGAAGATAGGTCTATACACAAACAGAGCTTACTCTGATACGATCAGACCTTTCGATGAGGATGAACGTAATCGTGCAGCAGAAAGAAAAGCAGCTAACACTGATGATAAATTTGATGGGAGATAGATATGAAACTTGTTCTTGATGTAGAAAATACTGTAACCAAACGTGATGGTAAACTACATCTTGATCCATTCGAGTCTGATAATTCGCTTGTGATGGTGGGGATGCTAGATGATCGCAACAAAGAAAATATAATTACCTTTGATCACGCAGAGCAACAGCCTACCACAAATGGTTGGCAGATTGTCCAAGATAAACTGGACTCTGCCAGCCTACTAATTATGCACAATGCAGCACACGATTTGTTGTGGCTATGGGAGACAGGCTTTACCTATGACGGTGCAATCTTTGACACTATGTTAGGTGAATACATACTACAACGTGGTCAGAAAGAACCATTGTCTCTTGAAGCATGTGCAGAAAGATATGAGCTAGAGAATCTCAAACAGGACTCTTTGAAGGAACACCTACGTAAAGGTGGTACTGTTAGAGAGATGCCCTTTGAAGAGTTATCTAGCTACCTCAGTGCTGACCTTAAAGCTACCAGAGATTTGTACAATATGATTAGTGGTAGGTATGAAGAGTTTGATGATGACACTGGCCTTGCAGGTACACTCAAGCTAACAAACAAACTAGCTATGTTACTTACACGCATATACCAACGTGGTTTTACTGTTGATAAAGATGCATTGGAAACTGTGCGTGTGGAGTTTGAACAGGAACGTAATGAATTAGTTAGACAGCTAGAGGAACAGGTTATTGATCTGATGGGTGACACTCCTATCAATCTCAACAGTCCAGAGCAACTGTCGTGGGTTATCTTTAGTCGTAAGCCTTTTGACAAGAAGCATTGGGCTGAAGAGTTTGGTGATCGTATGCTGGACGCTGACTTCAAAGCAGAGGTCAACAATCTTAGTGAGGTTATGCACAAGACACAAGCACGTCAGTGTAATGATTGTAATGGCACAGGTAAAACTTACAAGACACGTAAGGATGGTTCACGTTACGCCAAGCCCAATCATTGTAAGGACTGTGGTGGTGGTGGATATGTTTATCTTGAACTACCAGCAATAGCTGGACTAAAGTTCAATGCACCTAATTCCAAGTGGGTAAGTGCCAATGGTTTTAGCACCAGTAAAAACAATCTTACTGTACTAGAGGGCAGAGCTAGGTCACGTAACATGAAGGAAGCAGAGCTATTCCTGCAGAGAGTACGTAGACTATCAGCAGTGGAGACATATCTTTCTAGCTTTGTAGAGGGCATTGCTACACACACTAAATCTGATGGTAAATTACATGTACGATTACTACAACATCGTACTGGTACAGGTAGACTATCAGGTGCAGATCCCAACATGCAGAACATGCCACGTGGAGGTACGTTTCCTGTCAAGCGTGTGTTTGTTTCAAGGTGGGAAGGTGGTCAGATTATGGAAGCTGACTTTGCACAGTTAGAGTTTAGGGTAGCTGCGTTTTTATCTCAGGATAAGGTAGCTATTGAAGAAGTCAAGACAGGATTTGATGTGCATAGTTATACAGCCAAAGTTATATCTGATGCTGGTCAATCTATATCTCGCCAAGATGCAAAGGCACATACGTTTGCACCTTTGTATGGTGCTAGTGGATATGGAAGGACACCTGCAGAAGCGGCATACTATAAACAGTTTACGACAAAGTATGCAGGTATTGCTAAGTGGCATGAGCAATTAGCCAAAGAAGTATTGAACACTGGTAAAGTTAAAACGCCATCAGGCAGGGAGTTTGCCTTTCCTGATGCACAGAGAAGACGGTATGGGGGTGTGACATATTTCACACAGATTAAAAATTATCCTGTACAATCTTTTGCAACTGCTGACATCGTACCTATATCTCTGTTATACATAGATAGGTTGTTATCAGCTAACAGGCTACGCAGTTGCGTAGTAAACACGGTGCATGACAGTATTGTTATTGACGTGCATCCAGAAGAGGAAAGGAAAGTACTAAGAGTAATTGAAGCTGCCAATGATAAACTTATATGCATCATCAATAAGACATGGGGTATTGATTTTAATGTGCCATTATTATTAGAAGCAAAGATGGGTTTAAATTGGCTTGACACTAAAGACGTTGCATGATATAACTATGCAATCTGTAATATAAAAGGAGAATATATATATGACTGAAGTAACTACAATTAACACAAATAACTATGCAGCTATGGCTGAAGCAATGGGGATGTCTATTGATACAACTTCCTCTAACAGACAAGCAAGCACACTTGCACGTTTACGTATTCATCACTCAGCTATTATGGGTCAGGAAGAAGTAAAGGGTAAAACTGTAAACTTAGAGGTCGTACCTGCTGGTACGTACAAATTAGAGATACCTGATGGGCCTACTTACTATGCTAATAAGGTAACAATCAGACCTTACATGCAAAGGTTTATGTATAAGAAGTTTGAGAAAGGCAATGACACTACTCCTAATCGTTATGTCAAAACTGTTATGGCTAATGACCTTAACAGTGACATGAAGGATAATGACGGTGGGTTTAACTGTGGCAAACCTGCAGGGTTCATTAAAGATTGGGCAGGTCTACCTCAAAAGATACAAGATCTGATACGTCAAATTAAACGTGTACGTGTATTGTTTGGTACAGCAGTACTACATGATCCTGTAGATGAAACAGGTAAGCCTGTAACATTAGAACCTACTGCTTTCATATGGGAAGTTGAGAATAGGGATGCCTTTAAAACTATTGGTGGTATCTTCACTAAGTTGGGTAATATGAAGAGACTTCCACCTCAACATACCTTCTCGGGTGCAACAGAGGAACGCAACTTACCTAACGGTAATAGTTTCTTCTTACCTACAGTAGCATTAAATCTTCAGACTACTCTTGAGATGGATGATGATACACAAGAGAACTTCTCCAACTTCTTAGCTTGGATCTCTAACTATAATGATTACATATGTAATTCATGGAATGAGAATATGCACAAGCATGAAGAGGTAGACACTGAAACTGTTGACAGTTTTGTTGACATTGATGAAGAGGAGTTAGTCTGATGAACCACCCTGCTGAACTGGCATTGCATCAGTATCTTGAAGATGCAGCTAATAGCAAGTCCACCATATCTGAGGAAACAGTCCGACAGATAGGCATTGATGTAATGGACGCTATTAGACGTCAGTTCAGTGGGCCTGTTAGGCGTGACAAGTTTAGACTACGTATGTCAAATATAGGTAGGCCATCTTGTCAACTCTGGTACGAGAAGAACAAACCAGAGACTGCTTTACCTAAACCAACTACATTTGTAATAAACATGTTACTTGGTGATATAGTTGAAGCAGCCTTTAAAGGTATATTAAAGGAAGCTAAGATAAAGTACGAGGACTCTGAGCACGTAACCCTAAAGGTTAAGGACAAAGAGATTTCTGGTACGTATGATCTTGTGATTGATGGTGCAGTAGATGATGTTAAGTCTGCTTCTGATTGGTCTTATAGGAATAAATTTGAATCCTATGACACTTTAAAACATGGAGATTCTTTTGGTTATGTTGGACAACTAGCTGGCTATGCTAAAGCATCTGGAAAGAAAGCTGGCGGCTGGTGGGTAGTTAATAAAGCTAATGGTAATATTAAATATGTACCTGCTAACATAGACATAGATGAAGAAATGGATAAAGTGGGAGAGCGAATTGAAGCTGTAGAGTCTAGTGAGTTTAAGAGGTGTTTTGATCCAGTGCCAGAAAGGTTTAGGGGTAAACTAACTGGTAATAAAATACTAAATGATAACTGTAGATTCTGTAGCTATCGGTTTGATTGCTTCAAAACCTTACAGGAATTACCATCAAGAATGTCACAAGCACAGTCACCAAAGATTGTGCAATATGTGGAGCTTGCAGATGAGAAGAAAGCAGTTTGAAGCTGCACTAAGACATGGATATAGGAGTGGTCTTGAGATAAAGATAAAAGATCTTTTAGTTGCTTTAAAAGTACCAGTAAAGTACGAAGCAATAAAGATTGAATGGGAAGATCTCATGTACCGCACCTATACTCCTGACTTTGTGTTACCTAACGGTATATTTATTGAGACAAAGGGTAGGTTTACAGCAGCAGATAGACGTAAACATGTTGAAATAAAAAAGCAACACCCTAAACTTGATATACGTTTTGTGTTTGATAATAGTAGACGCAAGCTAAGTAAAGGTGCTAAGACTACATATGCTAGTTGGTGTGAGAGAAATAAATTTATATACTGTGATAGAGATATACCTGAAGATTGGATAAAAGAAAAGGGAAAGGATAAACATAAAGAGCTTATACACTTTCCCTTAAAGAAAATAAAAAGGAGATAATATGGAAGATGAACCTATATGGATAGACTTTGATAAGAATGATTTTGTAATTACATTAACACCTGCTATCAATAAAAAAGATAATAGGTGGACAGGAGAGATTATGTTAAATCATTGTTCTACACAAGATAATGATATGCATCCAGAAGACTGTGATAATATGGTGCAAATGATTAATATGTTATTAGCTTCCATTCCTCTTATGGAACATGATTTAGAGTTTAGAAATAAACTTTGCAACTATGCTAAATCTATGGTAAAAGAAAATGATAAATCTAAAATAATAGATACGGTAGACAATGTTATAAATGTAAACTTTAATTAGAAGGAGATATGTACATGACAACAATCCCTACAGATATGGTTAATAAACCACCTCATTACAATAAGAGTGGTATTGAATGTATAGATGCTATTGGTGCAGCTACAGAGGATGGCTTTGAGTACTATTTACAAGGAAACATTTTAAAGTATCTGTGGAGATATAGATATAAGAATGGTGTGGAAGATTTAAAGAAAGCAAAATGGTACTTAAATAAACTAATAGAGATACAATCTGTATCCTACGAAAACGTGGATAAGAATGATGTTATTAAAAGTCTATTTGACACTTGATATAGATTCAGAAGAGTATCCTATTCCTGCCGATGGTGCAGTTGACTTAGAAGTTGATAGTGCTTTTAGAGAGTACATACATGATATAGATGGGATGAATATTAAAAACATGAAAATAGTAATGGGGGATGACAGATGAATAATTATTTACCAACAGATTACCAAGCCTTTATTCATACATCACGCTATGCTCGTTGGCTAGATGATGAAGGACGTAGAGAAACTTGGGCTGAAACAGTTAATAGATACATAACAAATGTTGTATGTCCTAATATAGAAAGCAAAGATATAATCAAAAATATAGAGAGTGCAATACTTAGCTTGGAAGTAATGCCTTCCATGAGAGCGTTAATGACTGCAGGACCAGCTTTAGATAGAGATAATACAGCAGGATATAACTGTAGTTATCTACCCATAGATGATCCTAAAAGTTTCGATGAGGCTATGTTCATTCTCTTGTGTGGTACTGGTGTTGGATTTAGTGTTGAAAGGCAGTTCATCTCTAAACTCCCCGAAGTCCCCGACCTCGATGATAGTGAAACTGTCATTGTCGTTAGGGATAGTAAAGAAGGATGGGCTAAAGCTCTTAGACAACTAATTGCACTCCTATATAGTGGTGAAATACCTAAGTGGGATATGTCACGTGTCAGACCTGCAGGATCAAGACTAAAAGTTTTTGGTGGTAGGGCTAGTGGTCCTGCTCCACTAATAGATCTATTTAACTTTACAGTTAAGATATTTAAAGATGCACAAGGACGTAGGCTATCTTCAATAGAGTGTCACGATATAATGTGTAAGATAGGAGATATAGTTGTTGTTGGTGGTGTACGTAGGTCAGCAATGATAAGTCTAAGCAATCTAAGTGATGATCGTATGCGTCATGCTAAATCAGGAGCATGGTATGAACATGAAAAACAACGTGCATTAGCTAATAATTCTGTAGCATATACTGAAAAACCAGATGCACCTTCGTTTATGAGAGAGTGGTTGGCATTAGTAGAATCAGGGAGTGGAGAACGTGGTATATTCAATAGGCAAGCAGCTAAAGAACAGTGTAAAAAGAGTGGTAGGAGAGATGATAGCTATGATTTTGGAACCAATCCTTGTAGCGAAATCATTCTTAGGCCATATCAGTTTTGTAATCTTACTGAAGTTGTGGTCAGGGCTACAGATAGTGTTAAAAGTCTTGAGAATAAAGTACGTATTGCTACCATTCTTGGGACTATACAATCCACCTTCACCAAGTTCCCATACTTGCGAAAGGTGTGGACAAAAAATACAGAAGAGGAGCGTTTGCTGGGTGTGTCACTCACAGGGATAATGGACAACCCTCTTATGGTATGTAAGAATAAGGGTTTAGCAAAGACCCTACAACATTTAAAGGAGGTAGCAGTTGATACAAATAAGATATGGGCATCTAAATTGGGCATACCGAACAGTACTAGCATTACTTGTGTTAAGCCTAGTGGCACTGTTTCTCAACTGGTGGACTCAGCCAGTGGTATACATGCAAGACACTCTAACAAATACATACGCACCGTAAGAGGTGATAACAAAGATCCATTAACACAGTTTATGAAAGACCAAGGTATTCCTAATGAACCCTGTGTAATGAAGCCTGACAATACAACAGTATTTAATTTTCCTGTTAGATCACCTGAAGGATCTTCTGTTAGGGCTGATTGGACAGCCATTGATCAACTTAAACTATGGTTGGTATACCAAAGAAACTGGTGTGAACATAAGCCTTCAGTTACAATAAATGTACGTAAGGATGAATGGTTTGAGGTAGGTGCATTTGTATATGAACACTTTGATGAGATGTCAGGTGTGTCATTTTTACCATACGATGATCACATCTATCAACAAGCACCTTATCAAGAAATTACAAAGCATGAATATAAAATGTTACTAGACATTATGCCAGATAAAATAGATTGGTCTAAGCTATCTTCTTATGAAAAGGAAGATAATACAGTGTCATCACAGACTATGGCATGTACAGGTGATATATGTGAAGTAGTAGATATAATATAAAGGAGAAAATTATGATAAAAGAATATTTACCTTGGATAATAATAGCAACAATGCCAGTTATACTGGTATTATTTATGCTGAGTACTTTCTAATGTGGGTAGCAGTATTTATAATGTGGATGGGGAGTACACATAATGTGTTTTCACCCAATCAAATCTTTACAACAAAAGAAATGTGTGAAGATTTTAGAAAGATACAACATATAACTTTAGAAAGAACTAAACCCCATGAGCAATCAGGTGTTAAAGGTTCTGCTTGTGTGCTTGTAATCAAAGGAGAAAGTGTATGAAAAAACTAAATAGACAACAACGTGGACTTGGCAAGTATGATGCCCCTCTTAAACTACAGTTTGAAAAAGGGTACTTAGATTTTAAGCTAGGACGTGTTAGAAATCCTTTTCCTATTGACACTATGACCAATAGGGAATGGGAACGTGGGTTTAACAAAGCCTACTATGAGTGCCTAAAGAAAAGGAAGAGGTATGAACAAGCTACAGGAAGAAGCAAAACAATGGGTGGAGAACAAATACAACATGTCTGATTTTAATGCATATCAAAGGAGTGCAGCTAGGACTGCAATATATCCTGATCAACACAAAATACTTTATCCTGCACTTGGACTAGCAGGGGAAGCAGGAGAGGTAGCCAACAAAGTCAAGAAGATTATGCGTGATGGCGTAGATAATCAACCTGATGATTGGAAGGAACAGATAGCTAGCGAGATAGGAGATGTACTATGGTACTGTGCTGCATTAGCAAGCGATCTTGGAATGAATCTAGGTAGGTGTGCTTCCTTGAATGAACTTAAATTACAAGACCGTAAAGTTAGAGATAAACTTGGTGGGTCAGGAGACAATAGATAAAAAAAGAGGGAGCATTTAGCTCCCTTTGTTAATTTGAAAGTGCCTTTTCTAAGGACTGTCGTTTTGGATCTACCTTCTCTTTAAACTGACCTACATATGTTCTTTTAATTTCTTTAGATGCCATTAGTAACCAATTTATATCTTTTATATTTCTCTTTAATTTTTCACTTGTCATTAAATAAGTTTCATATTCTTCTATAGAGGGATACTTTTTTTGTAATTCAGGTATTCTATCATATAATTTTAACTTTTCTTGTATTAATTTTTCTATACTAATTATATCTTCTTTTGAAGATATTTGATCAAAGGGTCTTCGTTTAAATTTTTTAAAGAACTCTACAGATGCAGCACTTCTATATGTTTTAGAAATTTTACTATATTGTTCAAACAAATCTATATATTGAGAAGAGGCTTTATATTTAGTCCTATCTCTTAAAAATGTTTTTAACACTCCCATTTCTGCTCTTGCTTTAGCTCTTAATACATAAGATGTATATTGCTTTCTTGTATATGCGTTTTGTAATAAAGGATCATTGTCCCATTCTTTTTCTAAATCATTTTGTTTTTCTTTTAATGACCTTACTATAGTTGGTAATGCAGATCTCATTAACCTAGTGTGTTCTCTTATAGCCTTTGGAGATTCAAATTTACTTTTAAATTCATACGCTTTAAGTCCTAAATTATGTAGATATTCACCAGATTCTAATAGTGATCTATACATACTAAGTCCTAATGTAAGACGGTAGGTTGGATACATACGTAGTGCTTTATCTGAATACAATCCTTCAACAGTAGGTAACAATTCTTCTTCTTTTGCTGATGTAAAAAGACCACTTCTTTGAATAGGTTTTAAAATAACAGATCCTTTTACCGATTCTGCCATACCTGAAAAATCAAAATCAATAAGATTGCTCATAAATGTAGCACCATTAGAAAATGGTTCTTTTTTTCTATCTTTAATTTCAGAAGTCCTAGAAGGTAAAAGTAATTCAGGTATTAAATATTTTGCCCAAGGATGAATCTCCCTAATTTCTTCTGCTGCCCTTTGTGCATCAATTATTTGAGTTAGAGGAACAAGAGTAGTTCCTCCCCATTCACCAACTAACCTACCTAAAACTATACCAAATTCTTTTGACTTTTCATCTCCAACAATATCTTTTGTACCTGCAATTAAATTTGCAGCTTCATTTAATATAGTGTGACCTGTTCCCTGCCTAAAATTAGAGCCTGTAAAAACCTGTAAAAATTCTTTAGAGTCAAATGTTTCTGCGTCAAATGTCTTATTATTAATTTGAATTGTAAGATCAACTAAATATCTAAATTGTCTCATTGGAAATATAGGATTAGTATCTAAGTATTCATTCTTACCAACTTTAATATATCGTGAAGGGGGTGGTGCATCATCTGATATAAATACTTTTTCTTTTTCTTGATCTGATAGTTGACTAAATTCCCAATCATTTATTATCTTACCTTTATACTCATATAATTTTTTATTTAATTCATATTGTCTTTGCCAATAAAATGCTCCAAACTGTGCTGAACCTGCTATATAATCAGTAAATGTATCAAAGGTACTCCCCTCTTTTGGTTGTACAAGTTTATCAATATAAGAACTCAGTATAGCGAACCCTGTTCCAGTACCTGCTATTATTCCTGCCAAATTTCTTGATAAGTATTTTCTTTCATTGTCGGTTAATGGCCCTCTAAGTTTTGAATTAGCAACACTCATAAGTTTACGTGTTAAAGGAACCGATCCTCCTGCTCCTAACATAGCTATATATTCAGCAGATTTAGCCATAAATCTAGGAAACATAACAGCGGTAGTTAGAGGTATTTTAGCTATACTATTTTGATTAATAATATCAACCATACTTTTAAGAAATTTATTATCTGGTTTATTAGCATAGGTTACATCTAAAGCGTACTGTACAGATTCATTAATTAAACCTTCAAAGGTTTTTACTTTTGATATTTTTCTAACAGATTTTTTAGCATTATCCCCTAAAGAATCTACTTCTGCTTTTGATATTTCTTTACCATCTAACTCATATATAAATGCATCGTCTTTATTTATTTTTCTTATTTCTGGATTATCATTTACTAGATCTCTAAATTTTCCAGCTTGCATTGTATCTATTAAATCAATACCATATTCACGTTTAACTAAAACTTCTAACTTTCCCAAAAAAGCAGCATTTCTAACTAACATTTCTTGCCATCTGTTAGGTGTATTTAAAACACGTGTAAGATCTTCTAATTCAGTTAAAACATTATCCATGTGTGGATTCGGATTATACCCTTTCTTCTTTGCATAATTTTGTATTTCATTTAACTGATTATACATAAGGTCAAATTGATCTGCATAATTTTTATTTGATAATATTAATTTAGCCATGCCCTCTACTCTATCAGGCCTACTAAATATATAAGTTAAAGGAGTAAAACTATCTTTCCAATTTTCTTTTGAGTATAAACTTTTACCACCTGCTATATATCCATTGGTTGATACTTGATAAAGAGCTTCATCAAATACATTAGAAAGACCTTCTAATGGAGCACGAATAAACGCAGACTGTAAGTTACGCATAGCAGTTGCAACTTTAGAAACAACGAAACCAAGCCTAACACTCTCAAGTCTTCTAATATTAACATCAGCATCACTCATTGCTTCAAGCATTTTTTTAGTTTTTATATTTTCTTGTCTACCACTAGGTATACGTTTGCTTAGTTGTGACCATTTACCCATAATAGAAGCAGCATCAGATACAGCACCAACAATAGATAAAGCATAATCTTCAAAGTCTATGCCATATTTAGATATAGCAGCTACAGCTTTTTCTTCTGTTATATCTCCTCTTAGCATTAACGCATATATATTTTGAGTAGGAGATTTTTTATTATTCCATTTTTTTGGAAATTCTTTTTTAAAATCTGCAGCTATGGCTACCATAGCATCTAATACTTGCGGTTTAAATATAGGTACAACAAAATCGTCACGTTGAGATATTTTATCATAATAATCTTCTCCAAGATTCATTGTAACAATGTCATCTCTTATGTCCTTAGATATTGCAAGTAGTTTATCTTCATCTAATATTATTTTTTTATTTACTATTTCATATACTCTAAACTTTTCTAAATCTTCTGGTGTAGGATTTAAAATACCTGACTTAAATGCCATACGTCTTTCAAAATCTTCTAACATACTTATTTTTATTTTTGGATTATCGTCTGCTATTTTAGCTGCAAGAATTTCTTTTTGCCAATTTGCTTCCCAGTTTGCTCCCATAGCAAGATTAGGATTACGTCTAAGATCTTCTATTCTTCTAGCTTCTT